TGGCGGCTGATGTTGAACGCGGTGGTGAAATCAAACGCATTAGCAAGGCCGTTGGACCGCTAAAAAAAGACACGGAATACTTTGAAAGCGCAACGGTTCAAAGTTCATACGGCGTGGTTTCAGGAATGCTGGCTTCCATATTAAACGGCTCGCAGCCCGAGGCTTCAGACAAATCTTGGAACTGGAAGTAAATCATGGCTGATCCATTCGACTACGTTGAAGCGCGCGCCGATGCGGTTGAGCTGATCGCCGACTTCGGCGGACCTGCAACACTGACACAGACAGCCAATTCCGGCTCTGGCTACAACCCAACCCAAACAACAACTGATTATGCATGCACGGCTGTTACGATTGATTGGAAGAATGAAGAAATCGACGGAACTCTGATCATGACAACTGATCGAAAGATAATCATTTCAACCGAAGGGCTGACGGTTACGCCGGCTATTGGCGATTCAATTACAATTGGATCTGATGTTATGCGTCTGGTTGAACCCTTTAAGCCGCTGTCGCCTGCTGGAACAGTGGTGATGTATGAAACAAATGCGAGAGCGTGATGGTTAGAGTTTTGCCCTTTACTGCAATTGAAGAGGATCAAATTTCGGAGACTGTTCAAAAAGCTCTAGTGAAATATGATGAGGGCATTGCAGCAAGTGCCGGCATGCCAGTGGTAGGTAACCTTTTGATTGAGGCTCGGCCAATATTCAAAGCTCATACCGAAATCACAGAACGCTTCAAAATGGCTGGATTGGAACCTTTTGGGAATGCCTGAAACCAACCTGCTAGTTCTGCTGGCCAAGTTAGAACCAGCATTACGCAAAGCGTTTCTGGAAGCCTTGGCGCTCGTTAAATCAGATGCCCAAATTGCGCTTCTAACTGAAATGCTAAACCGCGGTGATATAAACGGGGCAAGGAATGCCTTGTCGTTTGATCCATCTGTATTCAGAGTATTTGAAAAGGCCATAGCTGAAACATACGCGGCGGGCGGTGATGCTGGTATTGGTTCATTGCCCAGGCTTTCAGATCCATCAGGCGGCAGACTTGTCATTCGGTTTGATGTTCGCAATCTGCGCGCTGAAAGATGGCTGCGAGATCATTCGGCAACAATGGTCACCAGAATTGTAAATGAACAACGAGATGTTATCCGGACAGCATTGAACGCGGGTATTGAACGCGGTCAGAACCCACGCAAGACAGCATTAGACATTGCAGGGCGCGTAAATCGCATCACAAAGCGCCGTGAGGGCGGCATGGTGGGATTGAGCGCGCCACAGGCTGAATACGTTGTGACGGCGCGTAATGAGCTTTTATCAGGTGATCCAAAGCAATTACGGAACTATCTGACACGCAAACGGCGGGATAAGCGCTTTGACAGTGTGATCAGGAAGGCAATCAAGGATGGGAAGCCTGTTTCGGTTGATACTGCCACTCGTGCAGTTGGTCGATATTCAGATCAGCTATTGAGGCTTCGCGCTGAGACAATCGCACGGACTGAAACGATGGCAAGCTTGCACGCAGGACAAGACGAAGCATTCAGGCAGGCAATTGATAAGGGCGCGGTTCAAGAAAATCAGGTCCGGCGCATATGGCGCACCGCCGGCAAGGACGGCAGGTTGCGAGACAGCCACTACCGCATGAAAGATGACAGCGTTGGATTGAACGAGCGGTTTAGTAACGGGCTTCTCTATCCCGGCGACCCATCAGGGCCAGCAAGTGAAATCATAAATTGTCGGTGTCATCTCGATATACGCATCGATTACCTGGCCAATGTAGCCTGACACGGAAACACAACCCCAAAAATTGAAAGTAGGACCATAACATGTCTCTCACCACGAAATACCGTGGCGGGTTCAATACCCGCTATACAAAAACCGCTGATCTGGCCGGGGCAACACAAGATATCCCGTTCAACGCACAGCAAACAATCGCAACCGGCACGGCGTCCGGCAAAGCTGACCTGCTGTTTTCCGATACTCGGACGCTTGCGGCATCAACATCTGAAAATCTGGATTTAGCAGCTTCGCTGGTCGATTTCTTTGGAAACACGCTGACATTTGTTAAAATCAAAGCGATTTACGTCTCAGCTGCTGCTGGAAACGGTGGCAATATTGCTGTTGGTGGTGCCGGATCGAATACCTTCATCGGGCCATTTGCCAACGCGACTGACATTATCGAGCTGCCTGCCGGTGCATACATTGAAGTCGCTGCACCGACTGCAGGGTGGACCGTCACGGCTGGCACTGGCGATATTTTGAAAATCGAGAATGACGACTCCGGCGCGTCTGGCACGTATACAATCCAGATCATCGGCACCAGCGCGTAACATTGGCGGGCGCTACTTTAACCCATGGGCTGATTTATACTGGTCAACCCGTGCCAAAGCGCCCGCAACTTCATTCGGAAGCATTCCAGTTTCCAAATCTTCACCGCAGATGCGGCAAGGCTGGCGGCGAGTGTAAATGTGGCAATTCTAAGCATGTGATCCTCCGAACAACTTAGGCGCGCAAACAAGCATAATACTTGCAAGGTGTCACCGTCAAAATGGCAAAACCGTTTTCAGCGCAGATCAATGGGTGGATTGACGAAACCGAATACCGCAAGGTCGCTGTATTCAAGGAATCGGCACAAGACTTAGTTGAAGAAACGCGCAAGCCCAGAAAAAAGGGCGGGCGCATGAGATACAAAACAGGGTTTTTGGCGGCGTCTTTGATGGCGTCAACGTCCTCCATGCCACAGATTAAATCGAACAATCGCCCGAGTGAAGGCGGCACGTACACATTCGACGCAGGTGAAATAGCGCTTGTTATTGCCGGTTGGAATCCAGGCGAAACACTTTATGCAGGGTTCACAGCCGCTTATGCAGCACCTCGGGAATACGGTGTTCGGGGCCAAGCGGGCGATGCGTTCGTAAGAACCGCAGCCATGCGATGGCAGGAATTTGTCGATAAAAACGCACGCGAATTGAAACGTCGTTCTAGCGGTCTTTAGCATCTGGTTTTTTCATCAGACTTGCATTCAGCACCGTCCAATACCTCGCCGCTTTTGATCAGCAAATCGTAAGCCTCTGCATCTGTCAGCGGTTTTTTCTCACTCATATGCAGGGTTGAAACACAGATGGGTGAAAACGTCGAAAGCGAAATTGAAGTAGCTCTGCATTCACACTTGGAGTCTCTTCCTGATGTTTGGCCGATAGCGCACGAAAACGCTGAATTTACACTTCCTGCCAATGGGCAATATCTGCAGGTTCTATTTATCCCCGGTCCGACAGTAACGCCAACCACAGACTATGCCGAATTCTATCACTTCGGAATCTATCAAGTCAGCGTGGTTGTTCCGGCAGGCACCGGGTCTATCGCTGCGCGCCAGCAAGTTTCGAACATTGTCAGACACTTTGACTATTTAACCGAAATCCCATGCTTATCTGGGGTGCTTCTGATCGATAAGCAACCCCAGCCCACGGCAGGACTGACCGGCGACACAACTTATGAAGTCCCGATCAACATCAATTATCACATTTCATCAACATAAAGGCGGACCATAATCATGGCTCTAACATACGCTGGCGCAAAGCTGTATATCGGCACAACGGCTGCAAATGCAGACTTGGATCTTTCAGGATTTCAAGCCAAATCCTACACCCGTGTCAACTCCACCGGCTCGGTGGGTGATTGGGAAACAACCGACAATATCCTGACCTACAACACCACAGATGATGATGTTGCGGACAAGCAAAAGGGAGTCGCCAATGCTGGTGACCCGGCGATTGAATGTGCTTACAGCAGTTCTGATACCGGTCAATTGGCGATGGTCACAGCCCGCGATGCTTCGGACAAATACCCGTTCAAGCTGGAACTATCGAACGGCGATATCCTGTATTCACGCGGCGTTGTTGGCGGTGCCGGTATTGGTGGCGGCGGCGGTCGTGAGGATTTCGTGGTGCGCAAGTTCTCCCTTGGCCTTGTCCAAATTCCTGTTTGGGACGTTTAAGCATGGACCTAAGTTCAATCGTCAAAACAGACGAACTGTTTGAGCTGGATTTGCTACATCCTGCAACCGACGAACCTCTTGGCGTTGTGTTCTTGATCCGATCACATGAAAGCGCCGAGGTTCAACGGGTCCAGCGCACGCACGCGGACAAAATGCTGGCGTCCGGCGGCAAGAAGCTCACCACAGGCAAGATGAAAGCCCAATATCTGGACCAAGCGGCGGCCTCCATTGCCTCTTGGGATTGGGGCGATCACGAAATCGGTGGTGAACAGCCGGAATACTCGCAGAAAAAGGCCGTTGAAATACTTGATACGCACGCTTGGATTTACGACCAGGTTGCGGGGGCATCTGAAAACCGCGCAAATTTTATAAAAACATAACGGATCTACTCACTGAAGCTGTTGCTGTTATAGGCCGATACGATTCAGTAAGAGATAAAAACGGCGAGACGCGCAGAGAATACAATGCGCGTTTCGAACAAGACAGCCCAGAAATTCCAGACGTTGAGCCATATGGCTACATTCTGAATTGGATGCACAGCGTTGGTGCTTCGCGGCAATGGTCGGACGGATCACCACGTCCTGTCAGTTACACCGAAACAATCCACTGGCTGGCACTCACCGGCACATTGATCACGCGATCAGAACTGAAAATTCTGCGCGATGTTGATGAGCAATGGTGCGCGGCTGTTTGCACTGAAAAAAGCGACATAGCGGCGCGGGAATCAAACCGAGGGTAGATTTATGGACATTGCTTCTCTCGGTATTGAGATCAGGCACAACCAAGCCAAAGCGGCCACAAAGACACTCAGTGCTTTTGGCGGTGCTGCAAAACGTGCCGAAAACAGTGTTTCAAGCCTTGGCCGCAGCGCTGTAGGTGCTTTCGCACTTCTTGCGTCATTGGCGGCGAGTGCTTTCGCTGTGCGTGGTGCATTCGAGTTTCAATCGGCTATTTCTGAGGTTTCAACGCTTGTTGATGAAGCCACATTCAACATGCGCGGTCTTGAACAGGCGGCGATTGACCAATCTGCGGCGTTCGGTGGATCGGCTACCACACAGGCGAAGGCATTTTATCAGATTATTTCAGCTGGGGCCAAG